AACCCATACCTCGTGAGGAGATACCAAGAGATACACCGGACTGAGCCAAGGATTTTAGAATATTGCCCGATGGAGTGTCGAGGGCTTTGATTTTACCCATGACATGGTTGCCATCCCACCAACACTCAGTGACCATATGGGAAACATTGCGAAGATTGATAACCGAATCGTCTGGGTGATCAAGTTCACCAAGGGCGCGATTTTCATTGATAATCTTCTGGTAGCTTTCCATCTCTCGCATCAAAACTGGCTTAGGGTAAATTCTACCATTGCCGTTCTTCTGTTCAGCACACTGAATAATACCAGTAAGAAACACTGCTCCCTCCTCATTGACCATTCGCTTTTCAGCTTCGGTCAAAAAGTCTTGGCAGATGCCACCTT